TGCTCAAGAATAGGGTTCCACTTCTCTTGGAGTGATTCTGCGTTAAACATTTTAGTTAACTAACTCCGTTTAAGAATAGTAATTGTGGATTATTTTGCCCAGCGAGCAATTGCTTGTGAATATGCATCCATAGCACTGCCAGCCTCAGGGGCGTTCTCTACTTGGACATCCTCAGAGACTTCTGTCTTCTCAGGCTTCGTAGAGAAATAGGATTCACGTAGTGTAGAAACCTTTGCTTTAAAGGATTCTTCATTTTCAAACTCAACAGCTTCTGCGAGGGAGACTAGTTTCTCCTTCTGAGAGAGACTTAAGCCCTCTGCAATCTCTGTCACAATCCCATTCTTAATATAGCTGCCAACCTGCTTAGACAGACCAACATTTTCTTCAATTGATTCGTTGAGTTTCGATTCCATTGTATTGAGTTGCTCCTGTAGATCATCTACAAGGTCAACTTTTTCGTCGGGAAGATCAATGTAATTCTCGACAAAAACTTGTTTAAGACCAGTTAATACTTGCTCTCCCATCTCTGCCTTAATACCGCTTTCAATCTGGAGAGAATTCTTCTTCATCCAGGCTTCAACAGCATAAGAAAGATAGTCATCTACTTTCTCAGCAAGCTCTGTTTTAACAGTCTCGATTTCTTTGTCTAGTGCCTTTGCATAGTCTTCATGCATACGCTCTAGTTCTTCGTTTAGCTTAGAAACAACCGCAGCTTCAAAGATTGTCTTTGCTTTCTCTTTGAATTCTTCTGATAGGTCTTCACCTTCAGTAAGTGCAGCAACGTCAGCAGATAAATCTACTTCGATGACGCTTTCTGTTTCAGCAGGGTTCTCAGCAATCACGTCGCCTTCGGGCTCGTGTCCTGCTTTAACATCACCTTTGTCACTAAACGTCTGAGTAGATGCGGAAGCATCACTTGGTTTAGTTGTAGGTGCTTGTGCGTTTCCACCAGCGATAGTCTTATACTTGTTGCTATCATCTGTTGGCTTGGAATTAAAAGGTGTAGGTCCACCTAAATCTTGTACTCCACCGAGACTACTACCATCACCCTGAAGTTTTCCTTGGGGATCAGCTGGTTTTGCTCCTGCGGTTACACTTGATTCATCCAGAGTTTTAGTATTCTCTTCTGACATTGTAGTCTCCTTGCGACAAATTGCGATTGCTATAGATTATTTAGACAACCAGGTAATTACAAACCTTGTAAAAACTGGTTAAATGCGGAAAGTTTTACCTCTTCCATCTGATTTAGTGCAGCATTATCGATTCTTTTCTTAATCTGCTCCACTGTTTGCTCCTGAACGGCTCCATTATTATAGATCCATTCCTTTCCTTCCATGATTCCATTGACGAAAGCATCGGGTGCGGAAGGATCAGCAACTATATCTGCTGCTGTTGCGAGCATAAAATCGTCACAGACAATTTTAACTCCACCCTCTTGCTTAATTGTGCCAAGTCCACGGGATGAAACTCCCAACTTAACACCCTCATCAATAAGATTCTTGGCAATGTTTCCCATTGGTGTATCCAATAGTCTTGCCTTGCCAACATAGTTATTACCCTCTTGCTTAAGAGAAGTAATTAGATGTGACACTCTATCTAGGTTGATAGTTGGTCCATCTGGATGACCTAACTCACCAAGTGCACGACCTTTTTCGATGTACTTGGCGTGATAGTTCTTTGCTTCACGTTGCAAAGTCGAAATAGGATACATCCTACCATTACGGTTCTTGATTTCACCTTGCAAGAATACACCTTCGATAAAATGGTTTTTCTTACCATCCTTACCTTCAGTGATTAATACTTTGGCTTCTTCAATCTCTTCCCTGATCAGTTTCATCAGTAGGCTCCTCGGTTTCGGTTTCAGTTTCAGCAGAAGCTTCAGGTGGTTCTGCATCCGCAGGTTGCTCGGTGTTTTCAGGACCGTCTTCCTGTGGTTTAAATATGTGCTTCCCTATCTCTTGCTTTTTAGCATCGATAGCCTCAACACTTTTCGCATTCATACCTTGAACAACATAATCGGACAGGTCTTTCTGTCCAGCAAACAGTGCGTTTACTATATCTCGTGCAACATCAGTAGGCATAACTATCCATTAATATAATACTATTTAGATTTCTCCTTTTTTGTAATCCGCAGGACTCACACCTGCTTCCGCAGGATCAGGCTCTGGAGGCATCAAAGACATCTCCATTTGAGCAAGTTCTAGCTTCTGCATCTCTACAGGATCTACAAGCTTACCCTCTGCAATCTCAGTGTCCATCTGGGATTGTATCTCATTAAACTCTTCATCAGTCTGCTTAATGATCTGACGACGCATGTACTCTAATGAGAAATATTTACCAGCAAAAGGATCCATTTGAGCGACAAGTGCCATACGCTCATTCATAATCTCCTGCTCTTTCAACTCGGAGAAGTAGTTGTCTGCAACGAAGTCATATTGGATATGCTCCTTTGCATCATCCCACTCTTCCATAGTTAATACTCCTTTGAGTACCAACTGTGTCTTAAGCAGATCGTTGAATAAATCAGCGAATCTCTTGCGGAGTCTTGCGATGAACTTTTGGAATTTTACTTCATCACGTGTGATCTCAGCAGACCTACCAACGTTAAATGAACTATCTGATTCCAATCTTGACTCAGGTACATTCAATGCACGATATAATTTCTTTTGGAAGTACTTAATGTCTTCCAACTCACCAAGATTCTGTCCACCAGGTAGAGTAGAAATCTCAGTTCCTCTACCACCCTCACGTCTAGGAAGCCAGAAGTCTTCTAGCATAGACATGAATTTCTTGTCGTCTCTTATCTCACCAGTGTCAGCATTATATACTAACTTATTCCTATAGCGAGACATAACCTCTTTAAGGTACTGCTCTGCCTTCTGCTTAGGTAAGTTACCAACATCGATGTAGAAAATTCTACGCTCTGGTGCACGAGACATGCGGTAAATAACCAGTGAATCTTCGATCATTCTCAACTGGTTAGTTGCCTTTATTGCTTTATGTAGGTGTGATAGCACATAGTTACGCTGCATATCTAATTGTCCTGAGTGGACAAAACATATAGCGTCAGGTGCTATTTTAATTCCTCTATTCTCATACCCACGTAACCCCTTGGGTGAATAAATGAAATACTCTACACTCTTAGGTACCAGTGTATTGATTTCTGGGTCAGCGGGTGACACACGATCCTTTGGTTTATCATATTCGATAACCTTTTTAATCTTTCTAGGATCAATGTATCTCAACTCTGTCATTCCCTCTTGAGGATTGTCAGGGTTGATCATCTTATGATAAAAAAGTCTTCCGTCGATGTACCACCTACGAAAGATATCATATGCTTTACGATCAAAGTCTAGTAATGATAAGACATTATCAAACTCTTCTCTAATTCTTCTTTTTACAGGCTCAGATACCTGAAGGTTTGAAAGTTCTACTTCTACAGGTTTATCATCTAGATCACCTGCGATTGCTTCTGCTGTTATATCTCCAATTGCCTGATCAACTTCAGGGTGCAAGGACATCTCACGATATCTACCGATAAGATCTACATCGCTTGCTTTGTTAGCTGCGTCACCAAGGTCAACGTATTGACCAAAGTAACCACCTGCCACAATGGGTTGGGCTGCGTCATCCGAATCTTTCGTTACAAAAGAAGGGCCTAAAGATTTAGCACCCTTCTTTTTACGATCAATTGAATAACCAAATAGTTGTGACATTTAGTTGTCCTTCCTTTTCATTATAAAGTATTTATCTAACCGCCAATCAATGATACTGCGTTACCAGCGTTATTGTCATTAGCGTATGTCCAGTACTGAACCTGGAACTCAACGGTATACTCTTCTGGAGTATCGTTGCTATCCCATGCTAGGTCAATAGCGGAGATTGTTGAGGGCCAAATACCTACAAACTTGTAAGATCTAACCACTGCACCTTGTCTGTCGTATTGTCTTACCATAGCATCAGATTGATACTCTGCGATAACACGAGGATCTTGTAAATTCTGGTGAAGTGCCTGAATTTTAGTAGACCATTCTTCAAACTTGGAGCGAAGAGCGAATCCCTTGTCGTTAAGAACTGTAATAGTCCATGGCTCGAAGGTTCTGTCTCCAGCAATCTTAAGTGTCCTACCTCTGTAGGGTACTTCGATTACTCCAACTGTAGAAGCTGGTATGTTTGCTGCTTTAACTAGGAAAGTAGCTAGTGATCCAGAGGAAGCTCCAGATCCAGCACGAGATTGTCCCGCACTTTCTTCCCCACGCTGCTCTTGTGAACCAGGGGTAGCACCTGATTGAGGTGTACCGTTGTCTACTATCTGAGGGAAACCCACTTCAACCTGAAACAGGTTAGGACGGGCTAAGTCACCTATTCTGTTTCTAAAGTCTAGAATCGGTGCATTAATTTGTTTTCCTTCAGACTGACCAGGATATGTTTGGCTGTCGAATGCTGACATTTTTTTGTCTCCTATTAGAGGTTGAGCACGATGATGCTATCTTATCCGTGCCACGAGTTTACATTAATTACGAAACTAACTCACTGAAGCTTGCTCCAGTTCTTGTAGCAGTGAATGTCAATGTGATGAAGTTGATAGATCTTGTGGGTTTCACAAATATCTCTGCGTAGAATTCACCACGGTCAATCGACTCAGCAGGGTTGTTGGTGCCGTCGCAAACTACGAGGAAGTCAACAATACCACGTCGTGATTGGACACTGCGTAAGTATGGCTCAACAATGTTCTTGAATTGTTGGCGAGTAAACTCGTCATTCAACTCGAATAGTTGGGTCTTAGCAGCCTCTGCAATTGCTTCTTCCATCACTAGGAATAAACGTCTTACGTTAATTCTATCGAAGGCAGAAACATAGGATAGTGCAGTCTTATCTCCGAAGAGGATGATGCCCTGTCCAGGGAAGGCTACGATTGGGTTTACACGAGAAGCGTAAAGTGTATCTCTGTGATCCTTAAGAGGTGAGTAAGCAAGTTTAATTGCGTTACGGAGTTGTCCTCTGTTGAAACCAGCAGGTGAATACCAAGGCTCTTGTGCAAGAGTTGTGCTTAGTACCAGTCCAGCAACGTCAGCATTACATGGAATGTAACGGTACTTGTCCTCATACTTATCATAGATGTATTTGTAGTTATTGTCAAATACAGCGTATGATGTGCTTGATAATTGATCGAAGTAGTTAACTGTCCTTGCAACAATAGTTGAAGTCTTTGCTTGACCAATTACGTCTCCACGATAAGGTGAGACGAATGCGATACAATCCTTACGTGAGGCAGCAATAGAAATTACATGCTGTGCCTTAGCAATTGTATCATCGATACCACTCATGGATGGTCCCATCAAGAGGTAATCAATATCTACAGTCTCAGCATCGGAGAATAGATCGTATGCTCCAAGGATATCAGGACGTGCGATAGTATAACCATCGACTCCACCTTGTAGTGAGTAACGTAGTGTTGCTCTATTCTTTGTGCCGAGTAGTGAGATCGCTAGTGGGTTAGTACCCGTTGGATCATCTAGGTTGTTAAGAGCATTTGATGCCTTGATAAGGTCAAACTCTCTGTTAACACCTGATACACCGATGACACCAGATGCACTGGTATTCTTGTCATAGATGTTAGCGGTCTCATGAGATCCCCAGTAGAGATACTCAGAATAATTTTTAATTACATCCTTGTAATAGATGTTATCACCTTGAGGTGACTTAGCATCGATTGCTTTAGAAACATTAAGGTGCTTCTCAAGGACTGCGCCTGGAACTCCAGTGATCTTACCGTCACCGTCAAGTACCAAGACGTGCATCAAGTCATTGTGTCCACCTCTGTCTGCAACCCATGCAGAAGTTGTAGGACGTGCAGCAACGTTGATCCACTTAGCATTCTCTCCATATAGACGTGACTCGTAGTCAGATTCTACGTTAGAAAGTGTTACTGTAGCAGCGTTTGCGTCTGTTACATTCTGGTTTGCTTGGAATTGAGGTGATCCTTGATTCAATGCAACACGTAATTCACGGTTGATTGATTCGATCTCTCCAGTGTCACCAGTAGCAGAGCCAGGAGTGTTAGAGTTGTTTGCTAGCTCAGAGATAACGTCTCCAACTTCAAGGAAGTCAGCAGATGTACCGTCAATTGTTATTTCTACCTTGCGGTTAACAGCATCATATGCAACAACACGACCTGTAACACCACCACTAACAGCAGTGATATAGTTGTCTGTCTCAAACTTACCAACTAGGTTAGCATTATCCTTAAAGGTAACAATAACACTGTAGTCATATACACGACCATAGATGTTAGCGTTAGAGAAGGAGATCTCTGCGTTGTTTGTGAATTCCCACTCAGCAGCAGTTGGTTGAGCACAGTAAAGAACTTGATCAGGACCAGCATCTGTCATGATAACTCTTAATGAGTTACCGTGAGTACCAGCAGTCTTACCTGCCCACTTCCAGTTGTTAGAAGCAGTCTCTACGTTTGCCTCATAAGTATCAAGATTCTTGATAAGAGGAGCAGAAACACCAGTAGCAGTTGTTTCGTTGATCTCAGTCTTGTTAGCGGTAACAGTCTGCAAGTTAACAGCAGTGCTGTTAGCGTGTGAAGCAGCAGTTGTACCCAACTGACCACGGACAACGGTTAAATCGTTACCAGCAATAGAAGATACCTGAAGAATCTCATCGTCGATTCTAATGTAGGAGTTAGTACCTGCACCAAGAGCAGCAGCAGAAGCAACCGTTAGAGTTGTGTCACTGTTACTGTAAGTGCCACTCTCTGCAATGGTTGATGATGTGCCAGCAGGCTCAATTAGAGTGATCTGTGTAGCAGCAGCGTGAGATACAGCGGAAGTAGCAAGTTGTCCACGAGCAACCGTAACGTCGTTACCAGAAACTGCGGAGATTGTTACTAATTCAGCGTCAATTAGGAGGACATCACTAACGTCAAAGTCAGTAGATGAGGCAACCGTTAGGACTGTATCAGAAGCACTGAAAGTAGTTACTTGGTACTGTGCAGTATCAATGGCATTCTTTAGCGAATCATTCATCGCACGGACAATCTTTACTGTCCCTCCATATAATAGGAATTGTGCGGTGCTAAACCAATACTCAAAGTTATAGTCAGTAGGTTTGCCGAAGATTGAAAGTAATTCTTTTTCGCTAGTTACAGCAGTTACCTGCTCTACAGGCCCTTTTTCAAATGATCCAACGATAGCAGCAATATTATCTACTGTTGCATTAACTACGTTGGTCAGATCTCTTTCAAGTACGACAACTCCTGGTGAAAGTTGTGTGGATGCCATTTGTGATATCTC